CCATTTAGGTACAATGATATCTTTTCTCTGTCCATTAAAGTATGTCTTTATGTAGTCTTCCCCTTCTTTTAGCGGAACCTGAACTGCGTAAAATCTATTTCCATCTTCATCCACTATAACCTCAGCATCTACAGTTTCAGCTCCTTTTGTTTTTATACCAGTAGTAGGTTCATTTGATTTTACTATATTACTACCAGCCTTTTCTATTCCCTTGTAAGGCAGTTGCTTTTGACCAGATGGTAATTCTTTAGTCCCCTCTGGTTTCTTACCTTCTGAGATGGCTTTCATGTTCAGGTCTATAGCATCTTCAGCAGGAAGCTGATTGCTTTCTTCAACCAAAACATACTTAGTGCCTACTCGTATTCCAGCTTCTTCAAATGCATCTTTGTTCTCATCAACTAAATTGTAGAATCTGTTTGTTGCCCTATTCTCGGCAATAGAATACTCTGAAGCGTATATGATTCCTTTTAATAAACCCTCGTAATCACTTGCGTTTAGTCTTTCGCTACCACCCTTTAGTTGCTTCATCTTAAGGCTCCTGTCATTAGAATAAGAGGTCGTTGGACGAGCCATAGATAAGATAGGGTCTGCTATAATAGAGCTTATATACCTTGTTGGTGCGTAGAAGAATTTAGATAAATAGTTATAGGTATCCTGAGAAATTAATCCAGCCTCCATTCTACTCTTCATCATTGAGTTGAAGTATTGGCTATATGCCTCAGAACGAGTCATCAACTGTGCGAAATCCTCTTCTCCAATAGTACTTCTTACCTCCTGTAATAAATTATAAGCTTGTGTAGCTGTAACCTGACCTAGTGCAAACTCGGTATCCAAAGACTCTCCAACATAATTACCTTTCTCATCAATCATTCCATTCTCAACAAGTCTATTTTTATGCCTATTATACTCTTTTAAATCTTGAGAAATATCTGCATTAGGATTATTTTCTAAAGCACTTTTAATATTATTGTACGCCTGAGTCATTAATTGATAAGTCTCATCCATCTGTTTCTGAATAGATATTACCCTTTGGTATCCTATCATTTGATTAAATAGGACATATTCAGATATTGATGTATCTCCAAAGACATACTTTTTAGTTTTGGATAGACCGCCAAATATATTTTTTACCGCCTCCTCAGCCATAGCCATAGCAGTAGTACTAGCACTATTTCTTGTCAAAAGATATGCTTTGACTAACTCACCAGAACGACCAACAGACTGAAGTAGTTTTATTACGTTATACTGATTATCTAATATGCCGACTTTAACAGAAGCAACTATTCTGGACAATAGAGAAGGAGTAGCCTTTTTAATTTCCTTCAGCGTTCTATCTCTATCCATTATCTGACCACGCATAGATTCTGTAGCCACATATCTTCCTGTGGATGTCTTAATCATCTCTTCACCCGGAATGCCCGGTTGTTTCTTAAATGATTCCCACTCGTACTTCTTTTTAGCTGGAACACCAGAAGGTTGTTTTACAGGACCAACCTCACCTGTTGGTTTAGGTCCTTGAGGGCCCTCTGGTAATTGTGATTCAAAAGGAACAATATCACTCATCTTCTGAGCTGCAGCACCTATCTGCACATATTCCTCTTTTACCTCAGAGATTGGTTTGCCTGATAAGATATCTTTTAATGCACCTCCAAGAAATTGTTCAAGTGTCAAAGATTCAATCTGCTCAGGATTCATGTTTCTTAATGAAGGGAACTGCTCTTGCAGGAACTTCCAAACACCAACCAGCCATTCTTTGAACTTAGATTTCTTTGCAGCGTTTACAATCGTTTCTCCACGATTCCCAATAAGCATAGCAAGGGCTTCTTTTCTAGCGTTTATGTTGTCACCAAGCTGTGCTTTCGCTTTCTCCAGTTCTTCTGTTCCCTCTGCTAATTCTATACCCTTATTAAATAATTCAGGCTTCATGTTCTGGATATAATCTACCCAGATATGCCCCATCTCATGTATTGCAGTATTTGCAGTAGCTATAGATGGATTTAAGTAAATCTTACCATCTGTAGTTAGTCCGTAAATAATCTCCCCTTCCTTAACATATTTCTTCACATCAGGAGATGCGATAATATCTTCAAATGATTGCTGGTCTGTAAAGAATGTAACATTCGGGAATGATAGGTTTAGGAATCCCATCAAGTTAGATAGTTCTGATTCCTGTTCCACTATATTCTTTCCTCTGAAAATTGCATTAGCAAGTCCAGAAGGCATAGCTCTACTAACAGATTCAGCAGGTGTAATCTTTTTGTTACCAGCCACCGCATCAGTTATTTTCTTTACCGCATTACCATACGCAGTAGGCATAACAGAGGCTAAATGTGCTGTATTCTCAACTACTCCAAGCCCCTTTCCTTTTAAAGAGAATGGGTAGTTAGGATGGTTTGACCTTTCTATTGTCTCAGCGGTAGCGTCTATGCCAACAAACCCTATAACGTGCCTAGCTGGTACATTCTTGATTGCAGGGTCTCTAAGTGGTTCTGTTATCCATCCTAAGTGTATTTTCTTAATATCTTCCTTTCCTAGCCCCTGCATCAATGCTTTTGTAACAGGTTTATCTGCTCGTAGCCTATTTACATCCGTAAGCAATCCAACCTCACCAGCGGTTATTCTGTCCATTATTAGTGGTCTTGTGTTAATATTGAGCTGTGCAATATTTGTTACCACTTCCTGAATGGACTTATTTTGCTTTAGATATTCCTGTGCTAGTTGTCTGTATCCGTTTAATGCATTTCTCTCACTAGGAGATAATGTTTTTGTCTTAGCTAGATTTGAAAGCCTGTCCAAATTAAGCTTTATATCATCAACCAGAGCCTTATAGGCGTTCTTTAGGTTAGCCTTTGGTAAAGAGTTTAGGTTGTCTAGAAGTACCCTAAAAACAGCCTCATTTGAGTTTATAGCCTCTGTTCCCATCTTAACAACAGCAACAGGGACTATCCCATCTGGATATAGGCTTGGATTCTTCTTATATATCTCCTTAGCTGCATTCAGAGTATCCTGTGCAGTAGCCTCATCTGTATATGCCCAAGCAAAACCAGTATTGCCCTGTGTGTAGTTAAATCCAATACCACCCATCAATCCCTTTATCACATTCCCTGTAGCTGGATTTACAATATCACCTGTAGTAAGCTCATCTGATATAGTTACCATGATAGGCTTACCTATGAAGTCAGATATATTTACTACTGCTGGAGTCGCAGCATTACCCTGTCTTGAAACCAAATTATTTACATCTGCCTTTGCAGTAGATTTCACAGCATCGTCAACCTTAAAGTCTAACGCATTCTCACCCGTTTTATTCATTTGTGTGGTAATATCTGACACTTCATTGGCACCAGTATTACTTGTCTGGAATTGAATAGGAGCACCCTTTGAATCAAGCATTCCTTTTACCCTGTAAGACTCATCTGTCCAGTTTCCGTATTCAGGATTTTTAGCGTACACAAGTCCTCCTATCTGAACAACTTCTTGGGCAGACTTTATAGGTCTTCCCATCTGCTGACTGCTCCTATCATAGAAATAGGAGTGTCGGAATGGATTCATTCCAACCTGTACCCACTCTGGATTATTTACCACTTCTTGTACAATCTTCTTTGCATTCTCACCCTGCTGCTCCATGTTAGCACCTTCCATATTCTGCCACTTCCCAAACATTCTACCGATAGTAGTCTTAGGTACTCCAGAGGCTATAGATAGTGCAGCTTTTGGCTCTACACCAAAAGTAACATCTGTAATTCTTGCTACGTTTCTATAAGAAATAGCCTTCCCAGCATTAGTATCTCCTTCATGCACAGATACCACCCATGTATTATTATTAGAGTATGCAGGTATGTCTAACCTTAAACCAACTGTAGTATTATCTAAGATAGTAGCATTTACTTTAGCAACTTTGTCTTTGCTTAATGCATTCGTTACCTCTTGCTCAGTAGCTGGGTCAAAGAACCTAGTTATAGGCGTTATTGGACTATTCTCAGATACAGTAGCACGATATTCCTCATTGCTAATCTTACCTGCTTTCAGATTCTGTGCTGCCTCAACTACTATTGGGTTTCTAGAAGAAATACTTGGGTCTCCCTTCCCTTCTGGGGACTTCTCCCATTGAATAGTTATAGGACCAGTCTTTTGAAACTGTGGTGTTACTTCTTCCGTGCTGCCGATAGGGCGATTGCTAATATCTGTTTCTGTGGTCGCTTGTTCTTGGACTTTTTCAGTTCCCGGATATTGGCTGATACCGCCTTCTGGAACGCTTTTTTGCTGAGTCCCACCGCTTTCTTTAATGGCATTTTCTTTCTGTTTTTGTTGTGAACTAATATCTTCGTTAGCTATTTCTAGTATCTTCTTATTTAACTGCTCTGCTAAATCTTTTGCTTCTTTCTTAAATACATCATCAAGATTTTCAGACTTCTTAATAAGGTCGTCTCTCTTGTCAACCAAGTCCATGATTTTAGACTTAGCATCTACAGAAAGCAACTGAGGCATCTTCTGCATTTTCTCAAATGAAGCTTTTGCCTCATCTTTTAACTGCTGACCAGCCTGCTCAGTTACTTGCCCAGAACCAATTAATACATCTATATTATCGTATGCCTTTTGAAGACCCATACCATCTATTACGATGGCTAAGTCTTTTTTGCTAATAGGCTTATTATTTTTAGCGTTTTCTTGAACTGTACCAAATGCAGTTTCTACAACACCCGGACCAATCTCACCCATACCTTCTGCGTATATATCAGCCATGCTGGTAATCTTACCAGACACCACTAATTGACCTGTAGCTTCCCCAGCCATGCCTGTAGTAGCTTGCATTCCCAACTCCGCTAATCCTCCGATAATCTTACCGCCTACAGTTTTACCAGTTTTAGTTACTATTTTACCAGCCACACCCATACTGAGCATATCCAATAATGCTACTGGTATACCCTTCTTATATCCGTCTGCCTTTAGTTTATCTATTAATGCTTTATCCTGAAATGCTTTTTGTAAATCCTCCGCAGATGATGTGTTATACCCTGCAGCTGCTATACCCTCAAGTATTTGACCGCTATACTCAAGATTCAAGGACGTTACACCCATACCAGCCATAACTCCATACCCAGCACCTACTGCAGTTCCGGCACCCGGAACAACACTACCAGCGGTTGCACCAGCGGTTACGCCAGCAGCTATCCTTGAAGCACCATGATAATACATTGCCACAAGGCTCTCAAGAGACATCTCAGCAATGATTCCTATTGGGTTCTTAGAGAAGTTTTCAAATGTTGGGTTCTTATGCCAATCCTCAAATGCTTTTGAACTTCTTGCTTCCTGTTGCATTCTTTGCAAATCAGCAAGTCTGTTGTAATCTATTCCACTTGATTCTGATGATACGTTTAATATATCCGCAGAAGCACCTACGGCTAATCCTCTTTGAATAGCACGATTAAATATCCCTTTAGCTACTGTTAGATTGTATGGATTATTAAGCTCAAGTGTTTTTATCTTTTCGTCAACCGATGCAAAATCTGATGTAGACTTGTTGTATAGATTTACTCCTTCATTGATTTTTGATTTATCAATCTGACCAGATTTAGCGTCAAATATCAGTTTAGTAGAAGCGTCTAAATCTATACCTGTTCCTATTCTATCTAGGTTAAGTAACGCTAACTCCTTGTCTACTGCAGAAGCTTTATCATCGGTTATAACCTTGATATATTCTTGATAGTCTGCCTGCTTTCCATATGAAAGAGATTTAAGGGCAGAGTATTGTCTTTTTGAAAGCAAACCCTTTAGCTCAGAAGATTCGTACTCATCCCTGAGTGCTTTCGACTCGGAGTGATACGCTGGACTATATTGGCTTCTTATAAATGAATCTCTTGTTCTATTATTAGTTTGAATGTCAGAAAATTCGTTCATCATATTGTAAACGAGTTCTGTTCTGACAGCACCTGTTTCTACGGTATTAGCCTCATTGGCTTTGTAGATATATCCTCTAAGATTTTCTCTTTCTTGTGATTGTTGTGGTAGGGTATCTAATTTATCCTTAATTACAGCATTGATATAATCCTGAGAGTACTTAAATGAATCGTATACAGATTGTATCTGAGGAGTAATAACAACATCAATTATTTTTTGACCACCAGTCTGTTTCCATGTAGTCAGCTTAAGGTTCTCAAAGTTTGGAGCCTTAACCTGTGGGGGCATAGTATCCTTTACTCCTTTAGCTTTCTCAGATAGTGAAGGTAGCTTAGGCTCCTCTTGGTCTGTTTGATTAGAAATAGGCTCTACGAGTGGTACTATATTTATAGATTGATACTCGGAACTCTCTGTGTCTAAAGGGCTAAAATTTTGTTCAAAATTCATATCCTTGTTATATTAACAAAGATAGTAGATTTATCGTTGCATAACTCCAGCACTTCCTATTGCAGAGAAATAAGCTTTAATTACCGCCATCAATGCAGACCTATTTTCGTTGTTTTCATTAATACCAATCTTGTAATTTATACCCTTTTCATTCCACTCATCGGCTCCTTTACTGGCATCGAATGCATTATTTTTGAAGCCCATAGACCATCCTTTGGTCTTTAATCCTCCAGCTAGTTTGTCAACAACGCCAGTCCTCTTTTTAGCATCTCCGCTAAAATAGTCTGCAATCATCTTGTTCATTAATGCTGCTTGTTCAGCTGAAATAGTACCACCGCCACCACGACCAGAGCTTTCTTTATAGAATCTCTCCGCTTCATCTGGTGCAGGCTTATACTTCCTAGCAATCATCTCCATCATTACATAGTCAACTGGCTGGAAGTCCTTAATTTCTTTCTCAGGCTTGTTGCTGTCCTTCATGTACATTTTGTACAAATCGTATCTGGTTTGATAATCCTTAGTCAGACCATCCTTATTCAATGTTTTGAAATTATTGAAATCCCTCATTACACCAGACGAATTAACTGATGGAGCATTTACAGCATCATACGCAACTGTCTCCAAATCAGAATAAACAGGCATCTGCTTTTTCTCTGTTCTTATAATTTTTTTATTAGAATCTTTTACCACATGGTCTTGCTGATTAACAGAAATCTTTGGAATATATGATTCGTATACAACACCCGGTGCAACAAATGCTTTTTGCGTAATAGATGTTTTATTTGGAATATCTATAGAAGGTATATAGCTTCCTTTAAGAACACGGTTGTACATATCTGTCAAGGTAGCTGCGTCTCCCTCAAATCCCTCATACTTTGATTTTTGAAGAGTTACTATCTGCGACATGCCGTCTTTTATCTCTTTTATCGCACCTATTCGCATCTGTAAGTCTTTCTTCTGTTTTTCTATAGCATCTTGAAGTGCTATATATTCAGATGAATTAACCTTACCACCCTTCAAAATAAAATCTTGAACGCCACGATTGGCTTCCATAATTCCATCAAACTGAGCAGTAAAAGCTTGCTTCTCTGAAGTAGAAAGGTCTGTGCCGAATCTTTCTACGTCAGCTTGATGCTGTCTGAATATAGTATTAGCTATAGATGCTCTTTGATTCTCAAGTTCCTGCAAGCGTCTTTGTCTTTCCTCTTCTTGCATAAGCATAGCTCTGCCCTGCTGAAACCCAGTCATGAACTTTTGTGCAGCAGCACCATAGTCTATATACCCAGTTGGTATTACTTCAAGTCTTCTACTCATATTATTAGCCTTTATACATTCCCATTGCTGTTCCGCCAAGCTGAGTCAAAGCACCAAGAGCAGAAGATGTCTGAGCTCTTCCCTGAGCTAAGTCTGCTCTAGCGGATTGATATTTGTTTGCCCACTTTTCCCAATCAGCTTGCTGCTTCATTAGTTCAGCCTGTGCCAACATGTTTCCAGCTTGAGAGGTTAATCCAAATCCAGTTAATCCGGCTTTCTGAACAGCCTCTAATCCAGACATCTGTGCACCAAATCCAAGCCTTCCAGCCTCTACTCCGGTTTGGTATCCAAGCCCTAAAGCCTGCTGTCTTAATCCAACTCCATATTGTTTAGCACCCATATACTGACCTAATCCTGCAGTTTGAGCTTGATATGCTTGACCTACTAAGGAATTGATTCCTTGTTGTTGTTGTCTCAGAAGTCCGCCAGCCATAGCACCACCCATTCTACGGTCTGTAGCACTCTTAAGAGCACCAGCACCCTGTTGTGCTATAATATCTGCACCCATCTGACCAGCAGGACCTAATCCTCTCATCATAGCCATTTTGCCCAGTCTTTCTATGTCAGCTGCCCCTTTTTCTGCACCAGCGGTATATTGCTCTGCAAATCTCTTTTGGTCTTCTTGAAGTTTTTTAGCAAAGTCAGTACCTAAACCAGCCATCTGGTTAGCTAAATCCATTTGCTTTCTAGAAGCTTCTTCAGCTTTTAGAATGTTTTGCTTATAGAAGTCTGGTATATTGTAAGCAGGCTCCTTAGACTCAAGACCAGCAATTTGCTTCTTAGCCTTTTTTGTTCTAGAAGCACCAGATGCGATTCCAACACCACCTGCTGCAAGTGCTGTTGCACCACCTACTATTGCTATTGTTGCGAAACTCATAACTCTATTTTTTTATTTTCCAATACAGTTTTTAACAAATCATTTTCTCTCTTTTCTATCAATCTCTCCTCAATCTCCTCTAAATCCTGAGAATCACTTTGGTTGACATGATATGTCGTCCATATGCAATCCTCTATGATATACAATATCCTTCTCGTTCCCGGCTTCGTTATCCCTGTGTACGGTGCCTCAAACTCCTCCCATTCCTTTCCATCAATAGACACAGCCACTTTTCCTTTGGAGACAGTAAACGGGTGTTCGGTCTTGTGAATCTTGCTCGTAACTAAGCTACCTGCTGGCATAAATATCTCTCTGATATACATGCCGGGGGTAAACCTATGTACAAGAGGCAAATCTATAGTCTGATAATTATCAGCCATAAAAGCCTCAAGCTCATCCACCCTGTCATCGTTCTCCCTTATGATGATGTCTCCACTCATCAATTTATCTTTGATTCGTTATACCCATATTTGAGCATAAGCAAAGTTACATAATTAGACGGGGTTAAAGCTTTTAATTCCATAATACACCAGTTTCCTCTTATCGGCTTACCCGTTGTTGGCGTAGCAGCTCCGCTATCCCTCAAGAAAGGAGCATTAAAGAACCCTTCTTGATTTCTAAAAAATGAATACGGTATAGACGAATCTAGCACGTTTGCAGCCCCTTTCACATAATCAGCAACCCATAAACTATTTGCCACTTCCGTAAAGGTCATAAATATCTTCTTTACAATAGGATTCTCATTTAGAATCACCCTTATTTTAGCATCATTCTGAACTCCATAGAAGTTGCAGTAGCTAACATTACTCTTGTGCTCCCATAAAGTTCCAGTATTAAAAGAAGTGTACAGTCTGTTATTCAGAGAATTAATTGTGTACGGGTAGTATGTATAGAAGGAATCGAATCTCTCGGTTCTCTCAGAATAGCATATAGTGAACTTATTACTACCCTTCTCACTTGAGAATATAACACTTCTGTTAGAAGAGTCGTATCCAGCAACATACTTAGCATCATCAAGGATATTTTCTGTAGCCCAAGAGTTCATATTTGTAGTAATGGATATCGGTGTGATACCTTCTAATCCAAGACGGCAAACAGCTTTTCGTATATCATCTATAAAATAATCTGCATAAGAATCAGACACCAAGCTTCCCGTAGCATTACCTATAGAATAATTACCAGCATAGTACTGGACATTATTAAATAGCTCGGTAGATAGTGTCAAATCCGTTCCACCAGCAGCGTTTGTAATAATTGACTGATAGACAGGGAGCATACCAACCTTATCCTCTTGATAAGTTCTCAGCATTCTATCCCTAACACTTAATCTTTTAATAGGACCAAATGAAGCATCTAGGTCTTTAAAATCTAAGTATAAAAACCTATTCAATCCATTGACATTACTATTAAACTCAAGATTCTGCGACCATCTTACAGTTGCAGGAAACTCTCTTTGTCTAGCTTGTTTATCTTCTACGGCTGGTCTTCCGTTCTTATTAATCTTAGTTAAGAAAAGTGGAGAAAGATTGTCCTCTTGAATCAAGTAGTTTTTAGTTGGTACACTTGAATAGAACACACGTTGAACCGAATCCGTCTTTCCACCAACCGGAGTAGCCGTTGAACCCTCAAGAACCACATAATCAGATTTAAACATGGAATCACCAGCTAGTGTCATTTCAATTTGCGTTCCAGCAACGTATGAGCTACAAAGGAACGTATGTGGTAGTTCGTAAAATACATCACCCTGAGAGCCTGTAGAAGTAATCTTCTTTCTTCTAAGAATCTTTGCCTTTAGACCAATAATTTGTGTAGCACCAGAGGTATCACCGCATGCAGTCATAAAGTCTTTAGCAGACTCATCTACTTGAATCCAATTACCATCTAGTGTAACAGTAGTTCCATTAGACTCATAAAACTCTGGGTCTATAAGAAGGTCTATTACTTTGAAAACCTTTTCGTTGATACCTATACCATCATACGCACCAGATTGTAGTTTATTCTTATAGTAATCATAAACTATAGATATTTCATCACCACTCTGGAAAGTATAACCAAGATTGTTTATTCTAAGTGCCAACTGTCTTGGAACCGTTTGGTCATTAGACGGCAGAACACCGCTATTTACAATAGTAACAGTAACATATGAATCACTCACAGAACCAGTAACTGTCTGATATTTGTAAGCAGATATCGTATATCCGTATTGAACACTAATCTGTGCAGAAGCACCCGGATTTATAGCTACTGAAGCACCACCAGAGGAAACATAAATAATGTCTGCTGATGTGTTTGTAACAGTAACAGTTCCACTAGCCCCCTGTGCATACTCATTTGCTGAATAAATAAACGCCTGACTTATATAGTCACCAGAGTTTAGTACTCTATAATCTGTATAGAACAGGAAGTTCTGATTGGGAACTATTGTATCTGGGTTGGTAAGATTTATATATGCGGTAGGGTCAGATGGGAGTCTTGCTGCTCCATATATACTACCAGTATAGTAAACCTGTAATCTTACATCTTGATATGTATTAGTAGAGCCAACATACCTCCACTCTACTGTCCATACTGTAGACTGACCAGATGGTGATATTATAGTTGGCTGAAAATCATTAGTAGGTATTGAATTTGTATATCCTCCAGCTTGTGGTGGAGTATTTACGGTAACAGTATAATCCGTATTCTCTACAGCAGAAACAAGCTTCTTGTACTCAAAAATCATCCTTCCGGGGTCATTGATAGGCTTATTCCTATATGTCAATGAATGCGGATTTAGACTTATATCGTAATATGAGGTTGTTGGTGCATTTGTGTCACAATTACTATATGTTACCTTTAAGAATTGATGACTTCCATAAGACTTATAAAATGGTATGTCGGCAGCAGGTCCGCCATTAGGCTGAGGTAGTATGCTTATGTTAGTAAGACTACAGGTTAAACCGCTTGTACTGAGTGCCCCATATTTAAAATCTATAACATCTGTTATAACCTCTGACTCATAGTTATTATCTTCTGTAATAGCTAGTCTGAAATACTTAGCCCAAGATGGTGCTGCAGAGCTTATCTGAATATATGGTAAATAAGTCTGTCTTGTATTCCACCAAGCAGTACCTGTTCCGGCAGCTAAAAGAGATGGAGACCAATGGATATGTGGTACATCAACAACCATGCTATTCCCAGTAAACACACCCACATTTCTTCCATGCTCATCAAGGTATACCACTCCAATCTTATACTTACCGCCCGGATTCAGTATCATATTAGATGCTGGATTCAAGTTGTCGTCAAAGAACATCTTATTATCACTAACGTAATTTGAAGATGTTAGACCAACAGTAGAAGATATGTTTGACTTATTATATCCTTCTTTAAAGTTTCCGTATGTTATAACATTTCCGTTTACTACTTCCTGAGCCTTAGCTGAAATAGGAACATAGTCAAACTGCAAAACATCTGGTGCCTCAGAATTATCTAAAGGTATTTTCTGACCAGCACCAGTAAAGGTGTATGTTATAGGAGAGCCAGTTGATACTATAGTATCTATGGTGTAAAAGTTGCTCCATATTCCATCAAAATACTCCCTATAGATTACCTCAATCTCCTTTACGTTTGCAGAGCCAGATTGTATTGTAAACCTTACCGCATTGTACCCTATAGAAGTATCAGTAGGTATAATGTTGGTTTCATTGAATATGTAGTATGGGATAAGAGTATTTGAAATCGGTGAAAAAACAGATTTCTCATAATCATCGTATATGTACCTATATGCGAATTGGTACATTTTATTTTGCACAATCAAGCTTCCGTCACTAACCCTAACTAGGTTTACATTTGACGGAGAGAACATAGGTGGCTTCTTTATAACCGTTGTAAACTCCTCAATGATGTTGCCAAAGTAGCCAAGCGTCTTAGCTTTTCTTATATTTAGCTTTCTTGGAACTCCGTCTTTATCAAGCCAGAATAGCAAATCACCTTCTTCTGAAGTATCTGCACGATTGATAATTCTTGGGTTATGACATTGAACAGTTGTTGATAAGTTTATTGCTGCACTCTGTGCATTTGTTCCACACTTTACAATGATTGAGTGGATATTAGTTATCTGATTATACTCAGTTATTAAGTGATTCCCACCCGTATGAGCTATAAGATAAATAATAGAATCTCTTAGCGTATTTGTAACAGAGCCTACTACAACGTGGCTGCTTGTTAAAAAAAAGTTCGTAGAGCCGTCTAAATCCTTTAACTGAATTTCGGCATTACCAACTATATTATTTACGCCACCATAGGTGCTTATATTTCTAGCATCAATGTAGTCACCAGATGGCAATAACTCATTGTCATAGTCTGTATTAAGACCACCATTAATGCTTTTAGGCTGTGAAAATTGTGCCATATTTATTTAACGATAAGCTTCTCGTTGTCAAAAGAAACATCTCTAGCTTCGGAAGGAAGGAAAGGATGTACTCTAGATTTAAGAAGTCTTTTCTGGTTATAAAATTCTGTCCTTCTGATTGTTTTCTCTGATAAGTTCATTTTTCTTCCAGTAGGCATATACTGAGAATCTTTCCAAGCTATATAAGCTATCAAAGCCTCTTCAGCAATATCCGCAATCTCCACATCCTCTTCATCTATTGTTGCCATATACTCAACTATGATATAGTCATACGGGAACTCTGGATTTAAAATCATAGTGTCCTCGTCTATGGTATATGTGCCAATAAACGTAGTCTTAGTGTATGCACCGAATGCTTTGTAGTCTGAGCTTCCGTTTATTGAATTTAAGTAAGCAAAATCTCTTAATCGTGTATTGTCAATAGGAGCTGTAGCAAAATCATTGTCATTAAATCTTGATGTCTCCGTTTGTAACTTTCTAAAAGCAGTAACAGTATCATCTCTCATTATAGACGCTATCTGACCAACATTGTTTACAACACCAACATTCAATACGTTTAGCATATCTGCTGGGAGTTGTACCGTTTTATTAGGCAGTACATTAAGTCTTATGGTCTTAGGAGATGATGTAACATCAAGACCTATCTCTTTGGTACCCCGTACAGCTATGTCGTACAATCTCCTATAGTGACCATTATTATAGCCAGCTTGAGATATATACCTGTATATTGCCTTTGATATTTTCATTTTTTATTCTTTACCTGTTCTTGATGCTAAATCTTCTTGTCTTCTTTTATCAAGCATTCCAACTGCATAGTCAATAGCGAATGGAATATTATCTGCAGGAATATTTAATTCCTCTTCTAATGTATTCCAATCCGGGGTTCCTACAAGTCTTGCAGACATTGTTTTATCTGTTAACGGAATCTTAGATAAAAACTGAAGCCTACTTCCGTTTATGTAGTATCCTATACGTCCTTTTTCTACAGGAAGTTCATCCCATAAAAAAATCTCGTGAGATGAGATAGGCATAGGCTGCTTTTCAAGACCGCTTACTTTAATGTTTGAGATAGCGACACCGATTTTAGCACTAATAGGAGTATAAGCCAGCTCAACAGAATTATCTGATTCTATAGTTAATCCTGTAATTGTTATGTAAAAAGCATCCCCAATAAACTCCTCATTATCAACTTGAATATTACCCATGTATGCTCTCTGGGCAGCAATAGCTATACCCATGTTGAGCAGAATATTGACTTCTCTATCTGAGTGAGATGCATCAACTGGAACCAACCCACCATAATGGGTTCTTTTTATCAATTCTATAGCTTGTCTTCTTTTCATGCGTCAACCTTTTTGATGTTCCCGAATTGAATCAAACTTGGGTCTTTCAGGTTAATACCTAAGTATCCAAGAACTCGAAATAGAACATTGTTAATTTTATTATCAGCCCATTCAACAGATGTCCCGTCTACAGCAATTCTCCTTATAGGCTTTTTGTAATAAGTAAGCCAAACACCAACAGAGGGGCTAGATGGATAAAAGAAAAAACTACCACCAGACTCAATATATACGGGGTCTTCAGCATTAGGAGAATCTATATCGGAATACAACTTGCTATCAAGCACAGTTGGTTCAATCCTAGTTGCAAATTTGCCATTCATAGGAGCCTGACCGGGATATGCCGTCTTTAAATAGATGGCTCTAGCATAGTCTGCTGGCTTGTTATAAGGGGAAGCTAATAATTGCTCAAAAACTAAGAAAGGGGATAATGTTTCGGTAGTCTGATTATCCGCATTTGTCGGAGTGCTGTATATGTTATTTCTACTCATTACAGCGTAAGACATGTCAATCAAGTAATTGAAATAATCGGTAGATGCTAAATTGTATGCCTGAAGAAACTCATCCTGAGACATAAATGACCCATCGTACTTGTTTATAAGGTATTGGGTCGTGTCATATAATTGCTGAACTGTTGCCATTACTACAAAATTAACATTTTTAACAATAAAGGGGGCAATGCCCCCCGTATTGAATTAATAATATGAAAGCCAATTATTCTCTTTCACCTGCCAACATCATAGGCTTGTTACCAGAAACATCCATTTTAATTAAATCATCCAAATTGGACAGACCTAACTCTTTCATTCTCTTCTTAGCATCGTCTAAGATGAATGTATTCTCGGTGTCAAGTTCTACAGTCTTCTTTGAAGGGTCATACTTGAATGTCTTTCTGTAACCTTCACCAGCAATACCAGTAGGAGCCAACATAGTAGCAAATCTTCTACCAAACTTAATATCTCCTAGTCCACCTACTTTACCTTGCTCCTTAGAGCCAACAAGAGTTTTACTCTTTTCTTCTGGGTTCTGTGCAAGCCCCATATCTATAGTAGCTTTTAGGAAAGCATCATAATCATTACCTAAAGTCTTCTTGATTTCATCTGGGGACAAGTATGTTTCTAGGTCAGATTTCTGTGCGAAGTCTTGAGCTTCCATGAGCTTCTTCTTTCCTTCTTCCCACTTTCCTTGTCTAACCAAAGAAGTCTGGTCTTTAAGTATCGTATTATACTGCTCCATGAAAGAGTCGAACTTCTTAGGGTCTTTCTTTCTAAGAGCTTCAATAAGCTTTGGTCTTAAACTAGAAATTACTGCACCAGCCTTGTATCTTTTGTCAATAGGATTATCTTCTCCGTTAGGGTCTGGAGCCGTATCCTCACGTTCCATGTCATCTGACTTGGGTGCTCCAAGCTTTGATGCCATTTTTGCTAACATGTCATTAAGCATAAAAATTGTGTTTTATTGAGTAATATAAGGCAAATATACCACAAATTACAGACCCTTAAGCCTTTCGTAGAAGCGTTGTCCTTCTCCCTCCTTAAAACAGAACTTAACAAGGTATTCAACTGTTTTTTCACCTGCTGGGATTACAGCTGCCAAACCTCTACTTTCTGCCCAATGAACCTGACCCGGAGTTATGCTCTCGGTGAGGATTCCAGACTCCAAGGCATTTTTAACCAAATGGAACGCCTTTGTAGTCGGATTATTGTAGGATTTAAGGAACAATTCTGGTCTATTTTCAGCCACAGATACATACTCAACACGAAGCTCATCAGAGTCTTTTTCTATCCCCTGTGCATTGATTTTAGTGATACCAAGATAATCAATGTGTTCAAGCATTGACTGCTCTGACGCAGAGAGTGCAATCTTCATAGCCTCATGCTTAGTCTTTACATTTTGGATATTCTTCTTTGAGATAGCCTCAAAGTTCATAATCTCATATGTTGCTGGCATATTAGCATCTCTATGCTCCGCATTCAAGCACCTGTTACTTTTTGTCAAGAACTCTACAAGCATTCTATCCGTAGCGGGTACATATAAGAATCCGTCTACAAAAGTGATAGAAGGTCTGCGGTTAACGATATTCTCAGGGAGATTATCTTGCTCGTCAACCCATAAGGTGTTGATTCCCGGAAGATATCGCATAGCTCTTTTGTAACCAGCCTCCTCATCAAAAACGATGTCGGTATTAGCCAACATAAATCTTGGAGGGAACTGCTTCTTGTCATTAGGTGAAGCATTTGTGATAAGCTTAAAGACGTAAGTCTTAGGCTCTTTTTTAACTTCTTTCTTTTCTAGGGTGATTGAGCTTAGTGCCGTTTCCATTGTTGGCTCTTGCTCAACAACAAGATTACCATTATCATCTAAGGTTCTCTTAGTTTTTTGTGCCATAGCGTTTTAGTTTAATACTAACAAAGATAGTCATTTTGTTGGTTTATTACAAAATAATGCATAAAAAAACCCCCACAGGAGAACCTGCAGGGGTACATTGGGATTAAACTATGACACTATTACTTCTTCACAACGATGAACTGGTTAGCTGCGAAAACTTGCAATCCGCAGTAAGCCATGTGATGCACGTTCAATTCCATTTTGTCAGAAGTCGGAACCTTAGCAAGAGCACCAGTCTCCCACACTTTAACTTCCTTACCTGACTCAACTTCGTTAGACACGATACGAACTGCTGGGATTTTATCTCCAGACTGAGCATCACGTCCTTCTTTCATTGGAATCAAAGCTCCGTAGAAGTCAAATTTGTTTCCGTTACTTGCCAAAGACTGTCCGTAGATAGCCTCAGAGTTGAAAGGCAAGTACTTCTTCAGATGGAAGGTAACACCGTCAATCTTCAAAGAATCGAAGCCGTATTTAACAGCCAAATCCTGAGAACCACCAGCGTTAGCCCAAACGATAGCACCATTCTGATATTTAGCGAACAAAGAGTCATCAACAGCAGTTCTCAAGTAAGAATCCATCAAGAAATGGTATTCTTGAGCACCACCATTAAAGTCAATTTGACGAACAAGGTTATGGAAATCTTCCATTCCGAAACCAACTGTGTTACCAGCGATATCGTATTGGTAAGTTTGTCCACCAGCCTCAATTTGAGGAATAAGACCTTTAGCACCTACAGTTCCAGAGATGTTATCTGCATCAGAACCGAAGATAAGCTTGAACTCTTTATTGTTCATGAAACGTCTTACAGCCTCATCCAAACCTTTGTAAGTGTAGAAAGAACCACCTTCAAAATTCAGGTAGATTTCTTCAATCTTAGCACGGTCTGTGATTTTGTAATCTTCACGAATCTCGGTAGTTGTGAAGATTTTCTTTTCTGTAAGGTTAGCAATTGTGTCAGCAGCAGAAGAAGCTTCACCAGCCTCAGTTACGCCACGGAACAACAAAATTTCACCAGCAGCCAAAGTAGAAGAAGCATTCTTCAACGGAACGATAGTAGCTGTGTGAGCACCTGCAGTTGTTTTGTTAACACCTGTGATTTTGTACTGAACACCAGAAGATGCAGCTTCAACAACTTCACCTACACGAACTGGAGATTGAGCACCACTATTGTAGTGAGAACCAGCAGTCAAAGTAACTGTAACACCAGAGTTGGTTACAGATACAGTAGATGCAGCAGTAATCTTGATAGAAGAATGAAGCTTACCGTAAGACTCGAAGTGGAAAAACTCACGTCCCGGTACTACAGCTTTCAATCCAATCATCTCAAGAAGCTGAGTGTAGTTCTGGTTGCCATACTTTTCTACGAACTTGTCATAGAATTGTGGCTTTAAGAGTGATAAGTCACTCACAAACTGACGACCAACACCAGTACCAAGTTGTACGCCAGAAGGTTGATTAATAGGCATTTTTATGCACTTTTAATTGTTAAAAATAAAATTGGTTCATTTACGAGAATCGAACTCGCATGCGAAACCGCACATCCAATAAATGATTTTTGTAAAACTGACCACACTTGGTCGTAAGAGCTTGGCGTACTGCCAAATAGATAATGCAAATATAGGATGTTTTTTTTATATCTATAAAACAAAAAACCCGGCTGCACCTGCAGACCGGGTATATTGCATGGGAAGGGGTCGGTTTACATGCTATAAAGTTTCTCAACCCAAGCATCAACGTCACTCTTAGTACTCTGAGAAGATGACCTAGATGAAGGGGAATCTCCTATAGAAACACCTTTAATGTTCTTCAGCATATTAGCCTTAGCGGAGCTTACAGCCTGAGATACTATAGACTTTATGATTTTATCCCTGTTGTTTAGCCAATATATGTCTTCGGCAAGTGCACTTGTCTTGTACTCGCCCTTTTCTGCGTCATAGTATCTAGGTCCGTAAAAGTCCTCTAAAGTGAACTTTTTTAGGTCATCCTTCATGCTAGTAAGGTCTTCCTTGTTAGGTATAAAGTTTACCTTAAAGGAAACATCATCATCCTTGTAATCCATCTCAAAAGGCTTCACAGCCTCTAATCCATTGTCAATGCTAGACTCGTATTTAGCTCTTTCAGATTGGATGTACTTATTATACTCTTCTACCTCTTTTGAATTATCTACAGACTTTGGAGCCATAGACTTCATGTATTCAGAAATATTAGGAAGCTCAATATCAACCTTCTTCTCTGATAGGTATTTTACAGCATCTCTTGCATCCTTCTTGACTTCTTTAAGAGCTCTTTTCTTAGCTCTTTCAACGGACTTATTGTATTCTGCCACCTCATCTTCGGTCATAAAGGATGTATCCTTTTTTTCCTCTTCGTGAGAATATCTGTCGTTATATTCCTTTTGAATATCGGTATCAGTCATGTCTGGGTTTTCGTACTGAATCATCAGTTTCAAAACCTCTTCGTCTGATAGCTTATCAAGATTAGATAATACGGTCTGCTCATATATGATAGGAGCAACCTCTGCGTAGTTACCGGATACTATTGAATCGAATACCTTCTTAGAAACTTCGTTCTTGAAGTCTAATTCAGGTTGAAAGTCCTCATCCTCTTCCTGCGAATCATCGCTTCCAGCTGCATTGCCGTCTCCTGAAGGCTCTTGCCCAGAATCATCCGAAGCTTTCCCTTCTGGCTGTCCGTCATCATTCTTACCCTCGACATCTGATTTTTCTGAGTCATCAGTATTACTTTCTTGCGAATTTAGTGATTCTTTTTCTTGTGAAGAATCTGTCTGCTCGTTCTGCGGTTCCTCATTCCATGTGGATTCCGCAAACGGATTGAATTCATTTGAAGTCATAGATTTGTTTTTATTTAATTACCCAATTATTGCTCTTGTTCTTGCTCTTGCTCGGCTTCAGCCTCTTGCTGTGCAGCCATCTGCTGTTGCATAGCAATAGCCCTAGCTTCTTGAGCTTGGAAGTAGTTGTCTACTATTTTTTGAAGTTCTGGAGTCAAAGGCTTATCCATTTCGTAGGATTTCTTTAGGATATCCATAACGAACATCTGCATATCACTCTCTGCTCTCATAGCCTGTTCAGTCTTAACAGTATTCACTTTGTATTCACCCTGAATCTGCTCTAATTGAGCATCCATCTGAGCTTTCAACTGTAGTGACTCCTGCTGTGACTGAGCATTCATTTGACTATTCTGCATAGCCTGTTCTTGTGCCTCCTTCTGCTTCTTCTTCGTAGCTCTTGACAAATATAGTTCACCTAGCTTAATATTCTTAATATTTCTAATATTAAATGCAGTTTCAAAGTCAATTTGACCAGAAGATAGAGCCGTTTGAACCATTCCCTCTAAATATTGTCTGTAGTCGTCATCTGGCAACATATCAACCTTGATATCAAAATACCTACCAGTTATGTTCGCCTTTACCACCTTGGCGTATTCAGCAACCCTATAATTAACAGCATCAGCTAAAAGGATACCGCATTTCATCATCGTATTCTCAATGATGTTGATATACGAGTCATAAATAAAGTCCGTTGCATTATTAGATGCAGCTATACCAGCCTGAAGCTGTTTGTTACCAAGACGAGGATTTATACCAGCCCCATCTCTTAGCTCATTGATACCAGTCTCCTCACGAAGCCTATTAAGGTAATAGTTGAAGATATTAATAAGCTCTTGTAACTGCTGAACGCTTCCGCTATTCGCAATCTCTGCGATAGGAGAACCAGCTCTTTGACCCTCTTCGGTCATTGAACGATAGTATATATTACCAGTTTGGTCGTAAATCTTTTGAATCTCAAGTGGAGAAATAGACTTACCCTCTCCGAGAGAGATATTCTGCAAACCGTCAACATCAATGATAAGACCAGCGGGTCTCATCTTAGCTACAATTTGCTGAATCTTCATATGAGTTAAAGTCATCTGACGGATAGAGGTTTCCATCCTTTGAATCATTGGAAGATTATTCAGCTCGTAATTGTCTGGCATGAAGATGGAATAACTGAAGTAAGCTTCTGCCATTTTCTCTGGCATAGAAGGCTTAATCATATTCTGTTGCTTCTTCCAATCAAGCATAATGCCACTATTCATCACATACGCACCCTCGTAGATAACAAAGATTTTCTTATCAATCATCTCCTTATTATCACCAATCTTTTCTGGTGCATTTTCCTTCTTATCAACAACGATAGAGCCATTGGATGTCTTCTTAACTTGATACAACAAGTTATCTATTGTCTTTAACTCAAATTGAAGTACATCAACTGTAAGCTCATCATATGGTCTAGTATCTGAATAACGATATTTCTCATCCCATCTGCTTACTGTATTTCTAGCCTTTACTTTCTGAGAAATCTCAAAAAACAACTGCTCATCAACTTCTGGGTATAAAACACGAAGCTCGCTTATCTTCATTGGAGTTACCTCACCGATAAAGGAGCTATCTCTAAAGTCATCATATTCAGAGAAGGAGTACACCATGTTTTGAGGTATACATCTCTTAATCTTAATCTTTCCGTTGCTGTCCATGATAGACTTGGTGGCAGCATATCCGGCAGTTATAATATCAAAAATCAGCCTTCTTTTTACCACGTTTGAAGAGTTGCTATCTAATACATATTGCAATCCTTCTTCAAAGAAAATCTCTTCCGGCAAACGATGCTCAAGCTCAAAATACAACTTAAGGTCATCATTATCTTCTGGAGTATATTCTTGCTCGTTTGTTAGCTTTAGGTTCAATTGCTGTTCTAGGCTGGAAATGAAATCCTTGTTTTCCATCCTAAACTTAGCGTCAGCCATCTCATTAAACCTCTGCTTAACGGAGATAGGGTCGATAGCTGAAACTCTTGGAGTTTCCTGTCTTTTCATTAAGCTACCCACAATAACCTCTACAAACTTTGGTGCGATGGGTGGTGGAGTGGTATCCAGATTGATATACACATCCTTACCATCAATATTCATTTGAGATAGGTACTCCTGCATGGGTTGTTTACCCATAGCAAACTTTACGTTTTTTTCTATACGTTTATTCCTATCAGTATAGTATTGCCCAGCAAAGTGGGCTTCAATATGTTTAGCTATCTTTAGCCCAAAGTCCTTGCTTTTCTTCTTGTTAGAAGGTGCAGCGTGGAAATTGAGCAATGCGTTTGAATTAGACATTACATCCCTTTAGTGTACAAAGATATTACAAATTAAGCTTAAATTTTTGTATCATGAGCACTTTCGGCTTAGACTCCTCCACGACCCTATGTTCTACCATACCCAAAAGACTAATCATAAAGCTTACCGTTCTATCAAAGATAGTTCTATTCATGTGGTCATAAACCAGAAGCTCCTCCAGTAATTCTTTATAATAAATCTTATGACAATGGTTTTCAATAAACTGAATAGCAAGTTCTAGCTGTTGGCTCATCGCAAATGGGTCAGAACTCTTTACGCCCCACTCTTTTGTCTTTTGACCTTCCCTTCCCGGCTTGATGGCGGAGCTAGGAGTCTTGCTCATGTAATTAATCAACTTATTCTCTAAGGCTATCCTAACCACGTCATCCCCGGCATCAAGCTCGTACACCAACTTACATCCATAATAAACCGCAGCTTTCAGCATTTCCTCATCAAACATACTTTTCAGCTTTGGTCTTCCGTAAAAATGACCTATCGGCATACCCGTATTTTCTGGGTCTGTGGTATTGTACTTCTTGCAAATCCAAGCACTACCCATAGAACTATACTTTGAACTAGCCATAGAGTTTCTAAAAGGGTCAACACCTATGGTGTAGATTGGTGTATTCCCCGGTACCCTACCCCTATCTCCAACCTGTGACATATTCTCAACAGTTGGTAGCTCAAGTATATGCCACATCCCTTCAGATGAGTCCTGAAAATAAACATCCCCACCCTTATGCCCATCCTTCCAGAAGAAGCTACCTTTCCTCATCCTTACAGGATTCTCTGACAAGAAGTTTATCTGTTCGTATATCTTGTCGCTATTGAAATAGCACTTCTTAGCATCTATCTTAAATGCCTCTTCAACAGAGAATGGGTTCATCCGTATTTCTTCGGAAAGTGCTGTAGGGTCTTTAATAATCTCTCTTTGTTTTAGTAGAAAATCCTTTGCACCCATCTGTATATCCACCCCAAACTTCTTCTTTATATACTGCTTCTGCCTTTCTGTTGGGTTGTCTATAATAGACATCCCGTACTCATCTATAAATCCCTCATACCCGTCATAGGCTGGGGTAAAGTATTGGAATAATCCAGTAGCCGTAATATCTTGACCTAGATGGTCTGAGCCATCAAAAAGTTCCTTGAACTCTATACCACCATTCTCTGAGTCGTTTACCGTAGATGGTATTACCGCAAATCCAACCTTAATCATACCCCTCGTTAGCGTTTTTCTTACGATGGGCCAGTATTTATTGATTGGTACGTCTTTGGGCCACTTACCTCCCTCATCTATCAATATCGCAGTAATCCTACCTGAGTCATACGAGTTTAAAGCTGTTGCACGGTAATCAATAACAGACTCAAGACCCATGTCATCATCAAACACTTTTCCCTTAGTCCTTACAACGGTCTTGTTCTTTTTCTTTGGAGGAGAGAATACGAGGCTCGTCTTAGAGGTCTCATCCTCTATAGAAGGTTTTAGAAATACTGGTAGGTTCTTGTATCCCCATACAATCATCTTCTGAAACACATCCCTAGCATCTGGGTTACCAGTCTTACTCACTATACCGCAGTTAGACTTAGGTCGCATAATAGCCTTATACACTAATGCACAAGCCTCTTGAGATGTAGCACCCTCCCTTCGTTTCTTTATTCTTATGATACCAAAGCATTGGGGTAAAGCCTCACAATGATTTCTGAATAAAAACCATCTTCTGTCTGCATCCCTATAATCTGGCTTACCGCCATCTTCAAGCGTCCAGTAATTAAGATAGAAGTAGTGTAGACCAGTTATATATGTTGGTTCCCCGTTATTATAGAACCAATATCCGTTCCTTATTTTTTCGTATTCGTTCTTAACAAAAGAAGCTTGACTGTCTGTATAAATAGGTATCCCCTCAGAATCAAACTCCAAAGAAGAAAAGTCATCCGGAACTGAAATTCTAACAAATTTTTGCTCATCCCTTTTGGTCGAGTTTTTGAATACATTCCTTTCTTCAGGAAGTTCAATTTTGGTGCCATATATCTCTATTTTCTTAGCCATTCAGTCTATTGTAAACAAATTTGTTTATTTTCTCTACTAGCTCTTTACCTTTCGCAGAAATAAAGTAACTACTTCTTTTTACCTCCCACTTATTTGCGTATCCTTCACGAAGAAGCATCCTGTTATACTTAGTGAAACGAATGGGTGAGTTCTTGAAGTTTAGTTCAAACTCTTTCTTTGAATAGTACTCGTATCTACTTGCCCAAAGCAAAAGTATGATGAACATTTCAGGCTTTTCAAAAACTTTACTTAGCTCAAACAAAGCCATGTGATACTTAGGTATATCAATAAGCTCTTTCCTTTTGCTAACGATATTGTTTATAGCCTTATCATACATTGCATTCTTAGCTATCGTCTTCTCTTTACTATACCTTAGCTTCTGTGCATACAGCCTTCGTGTCATCACAAAAACTTGGTACCTTAAATTCTTAATCAGTTCATCCTTATTACGAATCCTTTTCTTAAGGACATCTGATTTTTTTATCATGCCCCTCACTACATCTTTATGGTACGTCTGCATCTTACTAACGTGATTCGTTAGCATCTGCTTATCCATCTTTCGTATCTCTGGCTTCTTTAAATTAATTTCCATTTCTTGAAAGTTCTTCAATCAATGGTCTTCTTGTTGCAGTCTTATCCTTTTCTTCATCCCCAGTTAGGGCGAACTCTGTACGAAGCCATTTCATGTTTTCGGCTATAAGCTTAGACTCCACCATAGCTTTCATGAGCCTCTCAAATGATTTATCATCTCTGCTTGAGAAGTCTATAGTGGAACCATCTATAGCTTTAGATAGCTCGTTTAGTTTTTTATTTAGCGAGTAGTATAGACCGACTATCCCATCCTGTCTATAAAACTCTAGTTCTTGTTCTAGTGTTTTCTTTGCCATTATAATTCCATATATGATAAAGCTAATATATCATCCTCTTTAAGACGTATCACACTTGCATGGACTCCGTTTACAGCATAGGGTATCTCGTAGTCGCTATACTTATATGCTATCACTTCCTGACCTGCATGAAAATCTGTGTGTCCTCTCGGAGTTCTCTCAATTCTGAAGATATTGTCGTAGTTGTCCTCAGCCCATCCGTCTGGTATATGCACCAGCTCTGAGGAGTACTTGCGTTTCTTGATTCGGGAAATGAGAAAATAACCTGCGAAGGGAACTGGGTCGTTCCCATCAAGGTAGAAGTATATGAATGCATTGTCAATTAAATATATTTTGTCATCAATCTCGTTATCCTGTGTGGTTGCCCTGTGGTTGAATATAACTACTGAGCCTTTGGGTGCACCCTTAAAATCTTCAAGAAGTATACCGCTTGTACTTGAAGAAACCCTGCTGTCCCATGAATAGTCGCTGGCAATATAGAGTTCTATATCACCCATCGGGGTGCTAATCTTCTTCTTCGACTTGGCTTCCGGGTCCACCAGAACCAATGCCTTGTTGTGCAATAGCTTCATTATCCCTTTGTTTGGATACAAAGTTAAAGAACTTTCTTCTTGCATCAATACATTTCTCGTAGATATATTGAACCAGATATGCCTCATTCTCATCGTTTTCTACATCTGGAAGTATACCTCTCATCTTATATAAATAGTTCTTGGCATGGATTATTTCATGCACGACATACTGAATGTCCTCGTCAGCAGATGGGATAGCAAGATATATGGAGTCCTTTTGTGTAAACGCCAGAGCACCTGAGTCGCTACATTCCTCCCTATCCTCTTTACTAAACACCTTGCTCTTTAGGGCATCCCTCATCGTCATCCCCACCACAATCTTGAGGGGAACATAGAAAATCGGAATCTTATAATTGAAGGTTTTATAGAGTGTCATTCCACAAAAATACACAAAAAAGCCCTGTAGAAACAGGGCTCTTTCAACCAAAAAATCAAACATGAAAAAAGCTAGATTACCAGAGAACACGTCTCGCCCAGTAGTTAGCTGAGAATATATCGTTTTTAGTTAGGGCACCGGATTTGTTTTTAATCCCGCCAGACCGAGCTAAGTAGTTTTTTCTACGCTTCGGGTCTTTGTGCTGGGTAAAATCCTGCATACCTCTATAACCAAATTTAATCTTTTTTACCTTATCACCCTTCTTGGCTAGTACCACTTTTTTATGGCTATCACCAGCAGGAGCATTCTTTGGCTTGTTAAAGCCGGGAAACTTTTCCCCACGGTACATAATACCGCCAGCCACTCTCTTTACTCCTGATATCATTTCCTATACCTTTTTACCTTTTTTGCTATTTCCTTTGGCTGTGCCACGAACTGCTTTCCCTTTCTGTCCCCCTCTGCCTTTGCTCTGTTTGTTGCTGCCTTTTCCTTTTGGCTTAGGGCTTCCCAAGCTTTCTTTGGCAGGTATCTCATCTTCCCATTGGAGGGTTTCCCAGATGAAGTCGTCCAGTTCTGCTTCGTCCACTTCGACAACGAATTTGAGCTTGACTTCTTTCCTTGATAGCCACCACCAGATTTTTTGTATAAGGCTACCGCTAATTGTGCTTTTCTCGCACTCCACTCCCCCGAATCTCCCCCACGAGAACCAGACTTTACCCTTGATACTATTCGTTTCCATAATGCAGGATTTGTTTTTGTTGCGGTACTCATTTCCTTCTATACTTTCTGTCTTTCCTATCATGCTTATTAAATGACTTCTGTGCAGAACCTTTTCTTCTCTTACCAAACTTAACCTTGCGGTTATCCCCAGCTGATTTTGCCCTTGCCATCTAAATTTATTTAAGCATTAACATATACTTCAGCTTATTCTTAGCTTCTAAGAAATCAGCAGCCATATTCTTTATGGTCTCATCCTTAGTAGCATCAGCAAACTCTAGTAGATTGTAGCACGCCTCTTCTGCTTCATCCATCAAATCTTCCGCTTCAATCTCTTCAAGCTGAACTTGATTTAAAAACCCAGCCCCCATGCAATACTCAATAAATCTATCTTTAAAGCTATTCGCTTTTTCATAGAAGTCGCCCAAGGCCTCATGCTGTGCAAATGAACGAGTGTTTACATGAGCTACATGTGCACTAACGCTAACACAGTATAAAGACTGTACAACTTCATCTATATCAATACTTGCCATAATTCTATTTGTAACAAAAATACACCAAAATTTGTTACAAGTCTATGCTAGTCTTAATCTATTTCCATTAAAGAAAATATTAGGATTTATCCAGTACTCCATCGTAGACCCCATCTTCCTTGCAAGAACATTGTGCTCAATCAAAAAACGAATACCTTCCCGGTACGATGTAGCTGACTTAAAACCACATGCCACCATGCAGTCATCCACATGCAAGAACACAATCTCACTAAGTGGTCTAACCTTACACATCGCATATATTAATATCTTAAGTGAAACATGCGGAAGCTTGAGCAGGGTTTCATGACTCTCCTGAAAGAGCTTAACATATACCCTCGAATCATGCAGGTGCTGCTGGCTCTTGGGTAGCTTCCTTATTGTAAACAACTCACCCGTCTCTGGGTCTGTTACAATTTTTTCGTCTACCTTTGGAGTGTAGGTAATTGTAGTAACACCCTCCACCTTAAATGGGTTCTCTAGAAATGCTTGAACTGATTTCATATCTATCTTTGGTTTAGACTACAAATATATCCTTTTCAGTTTTAAAAAACAAAATAATGTTTTATGGTTGTTGATAATCATAGAGTTATGAGGTTTCCTTCTTATATATATTACAGTCTATTATAG